AGTTTGAGTCATTCCTAGAAAAGTCTAAAGGGTACGATTGGATCATCGTACCTACTTACTGTAATGTAGAAAGACCAGTTTATACAGATTCCGTTTCAGTAGTTTATGTGTATGTAATTAATCTAGATAAAGAGGTAATGATTGTATTCAATCATACTGAAGGTCTTTCACTTCCTGAAGAATTACTAAATCAATTTCCAGAAGATAATAAATTATTTGTTTATGGTAAAAAGAAATTTAAAAGATTTCTAGATCGTAAAAATATAATTGATATGAATATGGTTGAGTACTTTCATAAGAACCAACCTATTGAAGATGATTTTGATACTCCAGCGCATGAATTCTTTACTCGTCATTTTGAAAAGTTCAATGACTTAAACGCAATTATTCCAATTACAAAGCATATTGAAAAAGGTCAAGCAATTGCTCAAAGATTTTTAGATGTATATGATTTCTTTCATGAAGATGTAGCCTTTACTAATTATAATGAGTTGATTTTAGATTCACTTGCTCAAATAGAACAAAATGGATTATTCACTCATTACGATCAATACAAAAAGCAATTCAAGGAAGCTCCTTTATATGAGAACTTTGCATATACTGAATATAACATATACACTACGACAGGAAGACCTTCAAATAGATTTGGAGGAATAAATTATGCGGCATTGAACAAAGACAATGGGCAACGTGGTGCATTTTGTTCTAGGTTTGGAGAAAATGGTTTTATGCTTTCTTTTGATTACGATGCATATCACTTAAGACTTCTAGCAGAGTTAGTTGATTATAAATTTCCAGAAGGATGTTCAGTGCATGAGTATTTAGGTAAATTTTATTTTCAAAAAGAAACTCTTACTCCCGAAGAATATTCAGAAGCTAAATCTATTTCATTTAGGCAACTTTATGGTGGTATAGGTCAAGAGTATTTGGAGATTCCATTCTTTGAAAAAATACACAGATACACTCAATTAATTTGGAGTCAGTACAAAGATGAAGGGTATATTGAAACACCTATGTTCGGAAGAAAATTGTTTAAATCATTCTTTGGTGATATGAATGCAGCAAAGCTTTTAAACTATTTATTACAGTCTTATGAAACCGAGAGGAACATGGCCGTAATTCATAACATACTTCTACGTACAAAGGCGTACTCAAGTAAACTAATACTTTATACATATGATAGCTTCTTATACGATTTCGACAAACGAGACGGCGCTACGCTTGTTAAATTGATTCAAGAAGAATTAGAGCAAGGAGGTAAGTTTCCTGTGAAGCTGGAAATAGGCCCAGATTACAATAACATGATTGTACCAAAAAGACACTAGTTACATATTTATATATGATAATCTCGTTTATAATATATAACATTGGTACAACTTATTTGTCTTTTTTGCATAGAAGATTCTTTGGATCATACGGTAAGTATGATATCAAAAACGTACGAGGTAGTTTACAAACGAATATTTGTGCTTTCCATAGATAGCAGTGAAGAGCTTATATGCAGTTTCAATGTTGAAAAAGGAAATCATAGAAAACAATTACCAGCAGCAATGTTGGTTCATAGAAAAAAAGAAACTAATACTTTATACACTATTAATTCTTTGAATGCTTTAATTAGAAAAGAAAATGACGGAATATTAGATAACTCTTATTCTGTAGATTGGACCAAATATTCTAATGCTTTACTAGTAACTTCTAATAATGAACTAAAAGTATTAAATACCAAAGTATATCAAATTATAAATTTATAATATGAACACATCAGAGTTTAAGCAATTAATTAAAGAAGAAGTTCGAAAAGCTTTAAATGAAGCTTTGGCACCCGTTGATAAATCGAAACTAACTAATAAAGTAGCGATAACAGTTGCAATTGCTCGTACTCTAATGAATAACGCAAAGGCAGGTAAATTAAAACATATGTCTGCGCCAAATGGAGTTACTCATTATTGGAATCCAAAAACTAATGAGTATGTAGGAAGAACAGAACAAGAAGGTAGACTTAATCAAGGAACATTTTTCTTTTCTGATGCATTAGATAAGACAGGAAACCTTACTGAAGGTTTAAAAGAATCTGCTATGTCAGATATTGACTTAATGGCAAAAGATGCAATTACATTTAATGCGTTTGCAGTGGAGTTCTTTAAAGAGTATCCAAATATTAAACAAGACGAGAAAATGGGATTCATTAAATGGTTAAAAACCGTTTATACAGATGCTAAGAAAAATAAATAAAAAATATTAGGTGACTTCAAAAGGTTACCATATATTAAGGTTATATTAGAAGTTGAGAATGTAGATTGATTATTCTAGACACTCAAAATACATTACCAATTACTAATTATTAAATATTCATTAACAATTAAATTTTAAACACATGGCTATTAACTTAGACGCAATTAAACAGAAGCTAAACTCATTGCAAAATGTAACTTCTAAACAAAACAATTTATGGAAACCAGAACCAGGAACTCAAGTAGTTCGTATTGTGCCATATCAACACAATAGAGAGAATCCATTTATTGAACTTTATTTCCACTATAACTTCGGTGGTAAATCAGTTCTATCTCCAATGTCATTCGGTCGCCCTGACCCAATATTAGAGTTCGGAGAAAAACTTAAATCAACAGGAAATTCAGACGATTGGAAAGCTGGTAAAAAACTAGAGCCAACAATGCGTTGTTATGTTCCGGTTATTGTAAGAGGAAAAGAAGATGAAGGAGTTAAATTCTGGGGCTTTGGTAAATCAGTTTATCAAGAACTTTTAGGATTCATTGCAGACCCTGATTATGGAGATATCACAGATCCAGTAGCAGGTAGAGATATTGCAGTTGAATTCAAAGCAGCTGATCAAACAGGAAAATCATTTCCAGAAACTTCTATTCGTGTTAAACCTAATCAAACTGCAGTAACTGATAACAAATCAGTATTGGAGAAATTAGCTAATCAACCAAAAGCGACAGACATCTTTAAAGAATATTCTTACGATGAAATGACTAAACTTTTGCATAATTGGTTAGACCCAGAAAATGCGGCAGAGGAAACTCCTGCAGCTCCAGCAAAAGAGGCTAATGCTAATCAAGCATCTATCTCTGAAGCAGCTCCAGTAGCAAAAGTAGACGACGTAGCTTCAGCATTCGACAACTTATTTAACCAATAATATTGAGCAACCAAATGGTTTCTCTAGATTAACTATGGCGAAAAAAACAACAAAACCAGTAGACGAATCTGAGTTAGAAGATGACTTGGCTTCAGTGTTAGCTGACAACCTTAATAAGAAATTTAAAAGCTCTAATTATAAAGTAGCTTATTTTTTAGAAGGTGATTCAGACTCTCCGTCAGATGTGAATGAATGGATTTCAACCGGCTCGACAATGTTAGATTTGGCTATTTCAAATAGACCGAATGGAGGATTGCCAGTAGGAAGAATTATTGAAATCACAGGTTTAGAAGCTTCAGGTAAATCTTTATTGGCTGCTCACGCGCTAGCAGACACTCAACGAAAAGGAGGATTAGCAGTATATATTGATACTGAAAATGCTGTGTCCCGTGAGTTTCTAGAAGCGATAGGCATTAATTTAAAGGATATGTTATATGTTCCTTTAGATACAGTTGAAGACATATTCGAATCAATCGAATCAATTACAGAATCCATAAGAAAAAACGCTAAAAATAGATTAGTGACTATTGTAGTGGATTCTGTAGCAGGAGCATCTACTAAACAGGAGATGTCGGCTGACTATGACAAAGATGGATGGGCGACTTCAAAAGCAATCATCCTATCGAAAGCAATGCGTAAAATTACTAATTTTATTGGTAGAGAGCGTATTTGTTTAATATTTACAAATCAGTTACGTACTCGATTAGGGGTATCCTTTGGAGACCAATGGACAACTTCAGGAGGAAAAGCAATAGCATTTCACTCTTCAGTTCGTCTTCGTTTAAAGTCAGTAGGACAAATTAAATTAGCAAAATCAACGGATGCTCCAGAAGCAGTGTTAGGAATAACAACTAGAGCTCAGGTAGTTAAAAATCGTATGGGCCCGCCTTTACGTTCTGTAGATTATGAAATTTATTTTGACTCTGGTATTGACGATTACGGTTCATGGTTGACAGTGTTGAAAAATCATAATTTAGTAACTCAAGCAGGTGCGTGGTATACTTATACTAACACAGACACGGGTGAAATAATTAAATTTCAATCTAAAGATTTTCAAAAGAAATTAATAGACGATCCTGAAATGAAAGAGCAAGTATATAGAACGATTTGTGAAAAATACATTATTAATTACAAAGCCGGAGAACATTTTGGAGTAGATGATATCGAAATCCAAACAGAATTTGAAGGAGAAGATTCTTAAGTTATGATAAAAGGTTACGCTGATTTATTGAAACAAATTCGCGAGGACCACGAAAAACAGAACTCAGGCCTAGGCAAAGACAGTAAAGTGTTAATTGTCGACGGTCTGAATTCTTTTATTCGTTGTTTTAGTGCGGTGCCATTAGTCAATGATGATGGCGACCATATAGGAGGTTATGTAGGATTCATGAGATCTATAGCTGCTGTTATAAGACAATTCAAACCAACTAGGTGTATAATTGTGTTTGACGGTAAAGGAGGCTCTGCAAGGAGAAAGAAAATGCACTCCGGTTATAAAGAAGGTAGATCAGTCCCAACTCGTTTTAATAGACGAGATGATATCGGAGACATGACTCAAGAACAAGAATTACAAAATATGCGTCATCAGATGCATAAATTATCTGAGTACTTACAATGTTTGCCAATGACACTTATTTCCATTGACAATATTGAAGCAGATGATACTATTGCTTATTTAGCGACTGAAGTATTCAGACCTAAAGATAGTGAAGTAATCATAATGTCAGATGATAAAGACTTTATTCAATTAGTAGATAAAAAGACTTCAGTATGGAGACCTGTAGAAAAGAAATACTACACTCAACCTGAAGTAGAAGCTAAATTTGGTATACCTTCTCATAACTTTATTCATTATAAAGTATTTATGGGAGATAATTCAGATAACATCAAAGGTATTAATGGAATAGGTATTAAAACAATGCAAGCTAAATTTCCAATGCTCTTAACTGACCAAACAGTTACATTAGATGAAATCATAGCCTTTGCACAAGCGAACAAAGACGCACACAAAGTCTATAAGACAGTCGTAGACAATGAGTCACAATTAAGACTTAACTGGGCACTTATGTCGTTAGAAGATTTAGATATAGCTGCTAATTACAAAGGTGTTATTGCAGACATTGCTCAAAGAGAGATTCCAGATATGGACACTTTTAAATTTAAAAAGATGTTTATGGAAGATAAAATTTATGCAGTAATTCCAAATGTGGATTCATGGTTGTCAAATAGTTTTGGAACTATCACAGCATTTAGTAAACAATAATTTGTATGATGCAAATGAATATATTATATTTAGGTTAATATGGCAGACAAATTAAGTAATTTCGGACATGGGTTTCAAGTAAAGATTGTATCTTCCCTACTCACAGACAAAGCATTTTTACAACAGGTAGCAGATATTCTATTGCCTGAGTTTTTCGAATCAGAAGCTAACCAATGGGTTGTAGAGCAAATTGTAAAATACTTTCATGAGTATGGCTGTGCTCCTACTTTAGATGTATTTAAAATCAAAACTCAAGAAGTAGAAAGAGATGTAGTTCGAACAGCAATAGTAGAAACGCTGAAAGATTCATATAGATTTTTAGAATCTGATGATTTAGATTTTGTTAAGGCAGAGACTTTAGACTTTTGTAAGAATCAGTGTATTAAAAGAGCAATATTAGATTCAGTAGAACTTTTGAGAAAAGGTGAATATGATTCTATCAAAGCTACTATTGATATGGCAATGAAAGCTGGTGCTGATAAGGCAGTAGGTCATGAATATAATTCAAGTGTTGAAGCTAGGTATTTGGAAAATGTTAGAGCATGTATTCCAACGCCATGGCCAGTAATTAATGATTTGGCAGATGGAGGTTTTGGTAAAGGAGAACTTGTAGTGTTTGTAGCTCCAGCAGGTATTGGTAAATCATGGGGTCTTATTAATGTAGGTGCTCACGCAGTAAAAAATGGTTTAAATGTAGTTCATTATACTTTAGAGTTAAATGAAGGATATGTAGGTCAAAGATATGACGCGGTCCTGACAGGAATAGCAGCTCAAAATTTAAAATACAATCAAGAAGACATTGCTGCAATGGTAGGTAAATTAAAAGGTGATTTAACTATTAAATATTATCCAACCAAGACAGCTTCATGTTCCACTATTAGAGCACACATTGAAAAAATGATTTTAATGGGTAAGAAGCCTGATTTAGTAATTGTCGATTATGCAGATTTATTAAGAGGTACTGTTTCTAGAAAGGAAATGAGACATGAATTAGAATCTATATATGAAGACTTACGTGGGGTAGCAGGAGAATATGAAATGCCGTTATTTACAGCATCACAGGCAAACAGAAGTGCTTTGGAACAAGATGTTATTGAAGCAGATAAAATTTCAGAGTCTTATTCAAAAGTAATGATTGCCGATTTTGTGCTTTCATTATCTAGAAAGGTAACTGATAAGATAGCAGGAACGGGAAGATTCCATATTATTAAAAACAGATTTGGGCCTGACGGAATCACATTTCCGTCGAAAATGAATATGTCTAATGGGCAAATTCACATCTATGAGGAGACTTCAGTGCAAGGTAAAGATACCAATAAACAAATGCAGACTGGAGAGGAATTATTAAGAAAAAGTTTATTACAAAAATACAAAGAAGTGTCAAACGATTTAGGATAATTTCTAAATCATACCATAATTATAATACCAGAGTGGGCCACACCAAACTAATCACAAAACATGAACAATAACATTTTTATACCTAGGGTGAATATACTACCCTACGAATACCCTTCTTTGTTAGCATATAAAGACGCCATACGCCACTCATATTGGATTCACACTGAATTTAATTTTACAACCGACATTGACGATTTTAAGACAAAAATAACAGACGATGAAAGAGAAGTCATTAAACGTTCAATGTTAGCAATTGCTCAAATTGAAGTTAACGTTAAAACATTTTGGGCAGACCTTTACAAAAGAATGCCTATCACAGAAGTCGGTGACGTAGGAATGACATTTGCTGAATCTGAAGTAAGACATAAAGATGCCTATGCTCAATTATTAAGAATTTTAGGTCTTGAAGAGGAGTTTCAAAACGTAGTAGAGATTCCAGCAATTAAAGATAGAATTGCATACTTGACAAAATATCTAGATGGTACAAGAAGTAAAGATAATAAAATGTATACTAAATCAGTATTGTTATTTTCTTTATTTATAGAGCACGTAAGTCTATTCAGTCAATTTTTAATAATGATGTCCTTTAACAAAGAGAAAAACTTATTTAAAGGAATTTCCAATGTAGTTGAAGCGACTTCTAAAGAAGAAGACATACACGGTAATTTCGGAGCAGAAATTATTAATATTATCAAAAAAGAAAATCCTGATTGGTTTGATTCTGAATTTGAAGAGTTAATTGACTCTGCATGTAAAAAAGCTTATAAAGCAGAATGCAAAATTTTAGATTGGATTTTTGAAACAGGAGAGTTAGAGTTTTTATCAAAAGATACTATTAAAAACTTTATCAAAAACAGATTTAATAATTCACTTCAAAAAATAGATATGAAACCTATATTTGAAGTAGATTTTGAAGAAATAGAAAAAACATTATGGTTTGATGTAGAGATAACTTCTACCAAAGAAGGAGATTTCTTTTACAAAAAATCAATCGATTACAACAAAAAAAGCCAAAGTATAACAGAAGACGATTTATTTTAAGACGATATGGAATATAAAAAGTATGATTGGCTAAATGAAAATAGCAGAACATTTCTTTCAAGAGGTTACATTACAGAATCTCCAGAGCAAAGAATAAAAGACATTGCAAACAAAGCAGAGAAGTATCTTAAAATTGAAGGATTTGCTTTGAAATTTGAAGATTACATGGCGCGCGGATTTTATAGTTTATCAACGCCAGTATGGATAAATTTTGGTAAAGATAAAGGATTGCCAATTAGTTGCTATGGATCAAATGTAGATGATACATTAAATAGTATTTTAAATGCAAGTCGTGAAATTGGAATGATGTCTAAGTATGGAGGAGGAACTTCTGCTTATTTAGGTAACATCAGAGAACGAGGTGCAAAGATTTCGACAGGAGGAACAGCAGACGGTCCTGTGCATTATGCTAGATTATATGATACGACAGTAGACGTATGTAAACAATCTGAAGCCAGAAGAGGAGCATGTGCAGTTTGGTTACCTGTAGAGCACGGAGACATTTTAGAATTTTTAGATATTGGAACTGAAGGTAATCCTATTCAAAATTTACAGTATGGTATTACAGTAACTGATGCTTGGTTAGAAGAAATGAAAGCCGGAGATTCGGATAAAAGAAAAATATGGGCAAAAATAATTCAAAAGCGAAATGAATTTGGGTTTCCATATATAATGTTCAAAGACAACTCAAATAAAAATACTCCTTATAAAGAGCTAGGATTAGATATTACAGCATCTAACTTATGTAGCGAAATTCAATTACCGACAGATTCATTTAATTCGTTTGTATGTTGCTTAGGTTCTATCAATTTATTACATTGGGACGAAATTAAAGCTACTGATGCTATTGAAGTTTATACAATGTTCCTAAATGCAGTAATGGATGAATTTGTTATTAAATCTTATAAGATGCCTGGTATGTCTAGAGCACATAGATTTGCAGAACAGCACAGAGCTATTGGGTTAGGAGTTTTAGGATATCACTCTTTATTTCAATCAAAATTAATTGCATTCGAATCACTTCAAGCAAAAGGTTTGAATTATGAAATATTCAAAACTCTTAAAGAAAAAAGTGAGGCAGCCTCAAAATATTTACATGATGAGAAAGGATATCGTTCTTTAAGAGAAGGATTTGCAAATACTACTATGGTAGCAATTGCTCCTACAAAGTCAAGCTCGTTTATTTTAGGTCAAGTCTCAATGGGTATTGAGCCAATTAAATCAAATTACTTTATTAAGGATTTAGCTAAATCAAAAACTATTTATAAGAATCCTTATTTGATTGAAGAGCTTGAAAAGTATGAATTAAATACTCCTGAAGTATGGGAAGACATTTTGAAAAAGGACGGTTCTGTTCAGCATTTAGATTTTCCAACTAAAGAAGTTTTTAAATCATTTATTGAAATATCTCCAAAAGAAATTATATTACAAGCAGCGCAAAGACAGCAATTTATAGATCAATCACAATCTTTGAATTTAATGATTCATCCAAGTGTACCGGCAAAAGATATTAATCAGTTGTATTTGTATGCTCATGAAGAAGGTATTAAAACGCTATACTATCAATTTAGCCAAAGTTCAGCTCAGTCATTTTCTAGAAACATTCTAGAGTGTGTTAGTTGTGAAGGATAAGATTTTATTTTTTATATTTATATAAAAGAGTTGTAATGAACAAATTTCCAGTAAGAGGTTATTTTCATCCAGAAGACGCTTTTGCA